TGACAAAAGCGGCAATACGTTGCCGGTCTTGCGGGTTGTCCTGCGAGAGATAGCGTTTCTTGCCGTCTACTACGTCATAGAGCTTGATGTCGGCCGCGTTGCCCAGATCGTGCCGGTGTGTGCCAACACGGTCGGGACCGGAAGACGGTTGTCCGCCAGAAATCACGTCGACCGAAACGCCAGCGGCTTGCGCTGCGGTGCCTAGCTGACCTTCTAGCTCTCCCGAGATCGGCTTATTCCGAATGCCGCTTTGTAGCTGGTTGACGCGGCTGGACGGCGCCGCAATCGGTAGCCGCTGCTTGAGGATTTCGAGCCGTTGCTCCTCCGGCTGCAGCTTGAGCCAGTCTTCGCCGAACTGCTCCGTGCGCTTGCGCAGGTAGGCGTCGGTCTTCCTCGGGTCGGCGTAGCCGGCCTGCACCGCGCCGGCGTGCAGGTTGTGAATTTCCTTGATCTTGGCGTCAGCCGACTTCGGGTCGGGATCGTTGAGCGCGCTCTGGTATAGCTCCTCGTCCTTGGTGCGGTTTTCCTCGACGACGGCGTCGCCGCGGCGCTTGAAGACCTCGTTGCCGACGTTGACCGAGCCGAGCGCGACGCGCTGCTGCTGGCGGATGGTGAATTCTTGCTTATGCGCCGGGTTGCTGAAGCGCTGCCCCGCCTCGCTGATGACTGCGCTGGAACCCTCCTCCCACTTCTGCGGCCAGTTTTCGTAATTGGGGTCTTTGGAGAGGTCGCTATTGACCTTAGCGAGGCCGATCGTGACATCGGCGTCGGCCTGCGCGGACTGCAGCGCGTCGGCCTTCTTCTCCTCCTGCTGACCGCGCACGCCGATCTGCTCGAGCCCGTGGCCGACCTGCTGGAGCGCGCGGCCGATGTACTCGCCGCCGCGCGTGCCGGTATAGACAAAGTCCTTCGGCGAATAGTGCGGCACAATCCCCGAGGGGTGCGGTTGCTCAAGATTAAGCGCGGTAAAATCGGGAAGTTTCGGCACTGTGCGCTCCTACCCGAACTTCGCGCCGGCGCCGAACAGCCCGCCGATACCGCCGAGGATGGTGGCGTCGGCCTTGGTGCGCGTGGCGGCGGCCTGGTCGGCGAGCGCGGTGGCGCGCACATAGCCCGAATAGCGGTCGAGCTTGGCCTGATTCTCCATCCCGACCGCTTGGCTTTCGCCCGACCACATTTTCGAGAGCGCGTTGTACTCGCCGCGCTGCGCGATGTCGGACGAGAGCTTGACGATGGTCGGATCGTCCGCACCGCCGCCCGATGCCGCGGCGGTGGCCTGCAGATGCGACTGGACGTATTTTTCTTTTTCCTTCTCGTCGAGCGCCTGGCGCTGCGCCGCCGCGCGCTGCTCCTGCCCGACCCGCTCCTCTTGCTTGGCCTTGTACTCGGCGGCCTGGATTTCGGCCTGCGCCTGGTACTCGAGCGCCTGCGCCTGCTGACGCGCTGCGTTCGCGGACGCAATTGCGCCCATGAACGAGAACAGCCCGCCGATGATGCCGATTGCTGCCATGCGGGCCTCACAAAAAAGCCGCCCCGTAAACCCGTCGGGACGGCGTCTTGACGGCTGCGGTCAGTGGACCGGGTTGACTTCGGCGGCCGGGTCGGGGGTAGCCTCGGCGGCCGGCTTGTCCGGCATGAGCAACTCGTCGAGCTTCAGCCTGGCTTCGGCGACCTTCTCCTGGATTGCCCGCGGATTATCCTTGGCCTGGTCGATCTGCTCGAGGATGCCCTTGAACTGCAGGTAAACTTCTTGGACGTTCGGCATGAGGTGATCTCCTTTGCTCGGAGGTTGCGGCAACTCATTCCGCGAGGGGCAAAAGCGTTGCCAATAACTCTTGCTCTCGGTGCGGTGCATTTCATTGAAACCGAGACGCTGCAGCCACCGCGCCGCCGCCTCGCGCGAGAGATCGGCCTCGGCGCACAGCCGCCGCACGCCATGCGCCTCGCACATCGCAAAGAACTGTCGCGCGGCCTTGGCGAGGGCTAATCGGTATTTCTTGCAGTCGGCCTCGGATGCTTCGACAAAGGCGACACGGGTGCCGTCGGTGTTGTAGTAGTAGCCGCCGATTCCAACCACGCGCCCGTCCACCCGCACGGTCAGGGCGCAGATGCGGCCCCACGGCGGCAGACGCGGGAAGAATTCGGCCACGTCCTGCGGCGTGGTCGGCTCAATCGTGGTCACGTCTTTTCAGAAGTAGCCATCCCCACCACCGCGCCGAGGATCGTGACCGGCCGCGGCGCCGTCGCCCGCAGGCATAGCCGCGCGTCGGTATTCCATGCTCCCGGAAGTACAATCATCGGCTCGTCGAATTCGTCGTACACGAGGTCGGGATCAACCGTTGCGCCCTGGTAGACCAGCGGCAGCGGGTCCATGCGCTCGAACGTCTGCCCGAATTCGAGCCCGCGCGCGTGGGTGTTGTGCAGGATCAGCCCGAGGTGGTCGATGCGCTTCTTTTGCGTCAGTGACGTTCCGAGTTGCGCACCGTAGGCCAACTTTGCCGATTTGAAGTGCGCCGTGTACGGCAGGCCCACGATTGCCGTGGTCACGGCCTCCGACGCTGTGATTGCACCGAATGCCACCGTATAGGTGCCGAGGTCTTTGCCGTTCGCCCATACGGCGACGGTCTCGCCTTCGAGGTGACTGAGCCCCACGACGAATGTGGACGACACCTGGTTAACGACCGTGTAGGCGTCGAGTTGGTGGTTGAGGTCGCCGCCCACGCAGTCGTCCACCATCGCGTAACGCTCGACGTAGCGCACCATCTCGCCGTTGATCGTGCGCTTGACGTAGTAATAGACCTTGTCCTCTTTATCCCCCGGCAGGACACAAACCTGCTCCACAAAGCCTTCCGTGTGCACATTGTACCAGCACACCACTTCCTCGGTGGGCTCGAACAGCAGCACCATCACATCGCCGTCGGCGCGGATGACATGGATGCGGGTGTCGGGTTGCCGTTGCACGGCGATGCGCATGAGGTCGCTATCGATGTCGGGCCGCAGCACCGTTAGGTCGGTCGCGGCGTAGTCCTGCACCTCGATCTGGTAGAGGAGCTGGTAGACCTTGCGCTTGCTTTGCTGGATGAACACGCCGCGGGTGTCGATCTTGACCGCCGGCACGCGGGCCGAGCCCTGGGTCGAGCAGTCCTTGATCGAGAAGTTGGTTGGGGTGAGCGGCTGGTCGAAGGTTGTGGACTTCACCGACGCTTCGGACGACTGCAGCCCGAGAATGAGCCGCTGCAGCGGGAGCGCGAAGTTGATGATTTCCACCGGGCCGTAGCCGATCGAGCGCGAGATCGGGCCGGAGTCACCCTTGATCGTGTCGTCAAAGCTCTCGAAGGCGTCCGAGACAGATCCCCAGATACGGTCGCGGCCGAACCACCACAGCCGGCCCTCGTGAAGCGTGGTGCAGGACGGCCAGCCGTAGCGGTCGGACCACTCGCCCTCCTCCCAGTCGCGGGTGCCGGTGGTTGACGTGAGGTCGAACATGACCTCGGCGGTGGCGTTCTGTTGGTCGGTTACAGAGGTAATCCGCACGATGCCGGCGCCGCCGCCGCTCGGGTAGTTCAGCACGACCTCGGCGACGCCGCTGGTGTAATTGCCGATCGTAAAGCCGACGCGATACCAAATGATGGAATTGTCAAAGTGGTCGTCGATCGTGGTGGTGCCGTTCGCCGTTATCGTGATGATGTCCGAGAAGCCCGCATCCTTCCCCTCGGTCGAGCGCTGCAAGGTGAGGGTGCCGGCCCACGTCCCCGATACCGTGATGGTGAAGGCGCGGGTGCCGATGGTCGGGGGCGATGTCGCCGGGTCGGTGGAGACCCCGGTAACTCGAATTGTGTCAGTGAACGTGTCCTCGTCCGCGAGCTCCTGGTCGATGATCTGCGAGGTGTTGAACATGCGGAGCAGCGAGCCGACCAGATCGGCCTTGAAGAACGGGGCCGAGGCGGTGAGCGTGATATTACCCACCCCGGCCGAGGGGGTAAGGATCAGGTCGGCCGAGGCATTGATCCGGAACGGGCCGTCGATCGGTTGGTAGAGCACAATCGACCACGAGCGCGTGGTGCGCCGCTCGAGCTTGCGCTGCTGATAGCCGGCGTTGGCGAGGTAGAGCACGTCGCCCGATTGCGTATAGGCGATGGTGGCGATGTCGCCGGCGGCCCACGGGACCGGCAACTCCATGAGGCCGGCGACCTCCACCTCGCAGGAGGTCACGGTGATCTCGCGCCGCGAGGTCGCGCGCAGTTGCACGTAGACGGTCGCGACCGTAGGCGTGAACGCAAGCGAGTGCTCGCCGGTCCCGAGTAGCGTCGCGGAAAACACGTCGTCCTCGTCGGCGGCCGAGCCGATGCGGAACGCCACCGGGCCGTTGGCGACCACGATCCGCAACGCGTGCTCGGTGCCGACCTGGCTGATGGCGAGCGCCTGCTCCGCCAGCGTGGTCGAGCCGAACGGTGTCGCGTCGAAGACCAGCGCGCCGGTGCCCATGGTGGCGGTGGCGCCGCCGGTGGTGGTGAGCGTCCACCCGGCCGATACATCAGTGAAGTCGCCGTTGACCATGGCCGCCGTGACGGCCGGTCGGCTGATGAGTTCGTCGGCGATCCGCACCCGGATGGCGGAAGCGGAAATCTCTACAATGGCGGTGTCGGTGTGGGAGAACACGAACGGGATCGGCAGCACCGCCTCGCCATGGATCGTGGCATCGAGGTAGCGCAGCCCTGGCCGTAGCATCATCGGGCCGATGGCGCGGGGAAACCAGTTGGTCTGGATTTCGGCGGAGAACTTGAGGCGGGAAACGTCGACGCGGGCGAGCGCGAGCTTGGAGACGATACCGGAGTTGAATGTCGTTACGGGCGGATGAGTGAGGCCCAACTACAGCCCCCGCCCGGTCCCGTTGATCCGCGAGGCGCGGAACCGATTAAGCCGCGATGTCGACCATGACCCCAACGGCGGGAAGCGCGCCGGCAGGTCCATGGCGTTCTTGTTCTCCGCGGCGTGTGCGAGCGAGCGTTCGAGCTTGATCAGCATCGTCTGCTTGGTGGTGTCGCCGCCGAGGCGCCCGCAGAGCGAGGCAGCTATATTGGCCTCGACATAGCGCTGGAAGGCCATCGACCACTTGCCGAGGTCCATGCCGTATTGCGGGTCGGACGATACGAACCGGATGTAGATCGGGGTGAGGTTGGCGTAGAAGTAGCCCTGCTCGAAGGCGTAATCGACCAGGGGGTTGCGCTCCAGAATGTCGGAATAAACCCCGGTCGTGCGCATCCAGTCGTTAGGTATCTTGAAGGCGTAGGAGTAGCCGAAGGTCGGCTCGACCGAGGGGTCGTCGTTGGCCTCGATGGCGCGGATGGCAAAATTCCACATGCCGCCTTCCAGGCACGCGCGCGTAGCCGAATTCCATATCTGATCGAGCGCCCGCTTTTGGTCGGTGTTTTCCGACAGCGATTGCAATTCGCGCTGCCCGAGCAGCCGCAGTGCGCCGTTGTAGACTTCGAGCTTGTCGGCCATGGGCTATTTGCTCCCGCGGTTGCCCTGATCGCCTTGCGGCTGCGCTGGGGCCGAGAATTTCAGTTGTGCGTGGAACGGCAGGATGTCGATCGGGTGCAGCGCGTGGCCCTCGACCGGCATCGCGCGCGCCTGCGCATCGAACGGGCGCAGCCCCGGCGCCATCGCCACGGAGTCGATGGCAAGCGCCGCCATCAGGTAGCGGTCGACGCGGGCTTCGAGGAGTTCACTGAGCGGGCCGGCGCCGCTGATGCGTATCGCCGCCCACGCGGCCAGCAGATGCACGAAATAGGTGGTGAAGGTCTGCGACCATTTGGCGAGATTGGCGCCGCCATCCGTTACGTCATTCGACGAGTAGCGGACGTAGAGCGTGGCGGCGTTCGAGAACCACTGGCCTTGCTGGTCGATAAAGTCGTTGACCAGCGGCAGATTGTAGGCCGCCGCCTCGGAGGCGAGGAACAGGTGCACGAGGTCGGTGGGCTTGGTGAAGACGTTGGCGTAGTTCATGTCGCCGCCGCCCGCCGGCGTCAGCGCGGCGTTGCGCATGGCGAAATTCCACATCCCTTGTTCAAGGGCGAACTGCAGGCAGTCGGGATACAGGTCGTCGAGCACACGGCGCGGCTCGACTTCTTCCACGAGCGACGCGAGCGTGCGCTCTCCCATGGCGATCAGCGCTCGGTTATAGATGCCGAGTTTCGTCGCCATGGATCACCCTGCGATGGTTTTGCGCTTCGCCGCCGACGCCCGCGCCCAAAGCTTGCAGTGCCCGCGCGGGGAGATATCCCCCTGCACCGAGATGCAGCGCCTCGCCAGCCGATACATCGAGCAATCCTGGCACTGCTTTGTCGCCGAATAATCGACGTAGTTCGCCTCGGCCTTGCTGATCTTCTCGGTCACGGCTCACCCCACGATGGTCTTGTGCTTTGGCCTCGCCGGCGCCGTTTCCCGTGCCGTCGCCAAGGCGACCGCCACCGCCTGCTTGTCCGCGGTTTCTTTGTCATGATCGCGCTTTGTGCGCGCGTAGGTTTGGCCCTTATGGAATTCGCGGATATTTGCCGAAATTACCTTGCGGGATTTTCCCTTTTTCATTGGCATGGCTAGGCCGCCTTCGTCTTGGTGGAGCGCTTGACGTAGTCGGCGAGCGCCGCGTCGGCACGCTCCTTGGTGGGGAACTTCGCGACTTCCTTGTTGTCGTAACCGATCAGCCGCCAGCCCGACTTGGTGAAGTGCAGGCCCGGCAACTCGGTCGGCGGGTCGGAGTATTTCTTGCGCTCGGCCTCGACGGCCGCGGAGGCTTCGGTCGCGGCGGCCCGCTCGGGGAAGTGCTTCACCCACAGTTCGTCCATCACGACAAAGCCCGCCTCCACGTCGAACACGATCAACTCGCCGACGTAGGAGAAATCCTCCGCGCGCGCGAAGACGGTGTCGCCGCGCTTCATGGTGCCGGCGTGGTGCTGCCAGGCCTTCGGGTCGAGCAGGTCTTTCCAGGCCACATGCGGCTGCAGCGTGATGTGCCAGGCGACGGACTCGAACTCGCGCCGCTTGAGGATGGTCGGAGAAATAACGGTCACGGGTGTGCTCCTGTGTTTGGGGTGACGGGGCGGCCCGGGAGGCCGCCCCGCCATCGTGCGGGGCCGAGGGAGGACCGAGAGACCGGCGCCCGCGCAAGGTTTCAGGTGATCGCGGTCGGGGCCGCGACGGTCGCGGCTTTGCCGGACACGCTGGCCACCTGATAGCGCTTGTACTTCGGGCCGGTGGCGTTGATGCCGTCGACGATGTCGCCGACCCGCATGCCCTTGGTCACGCCGTCGGTGAAATAGGACGCGCCGACGATGGTGGCATCGGCATCGGCGGAGAGGTAGGTGAAATAGCGCGGGATCTGACCGCCCACGTCGCTCGTCACGAGCTTAAGGGTTTCAGGGGTGTAAGCCATTACTGGCCTCCTTGGTAAGTGCGGGTGAATTTCCTGCTGCTATTTACGAGCCGGCGACGATGGCCGAGCCGTCATGCTTCATCATGACGACGCCGGTGTTCTGCAGGAGCACGCCGCCGTGGTACACGGTCGCCCGCGTCCAGGACGTGTCCTCTTTCTCGTCATAACCGAGCATGATGTTCTCATCGCCGACGTTGACGGCGTAGCCGATGGCGTCGCGGTGGAACAGGTAGCACTTCTCGGTATTGGTCCCGATGCCGCTGATGCGGGTCGAGAGAATCCAGTTGATGCCGCTCCACCGCCACACCTTGCGGGTGATGCCGGCGAGAGGTTTGATGTCGACGTAATCGCCGCTGGAGTACGCCGTGACCTGTTCGAGGTAGGCCAGGAAAGCGGGGCTAACCACCGCGAATAGGTTCTCCATGTCCGACACATCCACATCGGCCTTGCCGAGGACGCCTTTAGCGAGGGAAACCATGGCCAGCGTGGCGGTGGCCGTGGTGCCGGTGGTCTGCGTCGAGGTATCTAGGATGTCGATGATGGTCTGGTCGATGTCGCGGTTGATGGTCCCCATCGAGTTGCGGCGCATGATGGCGTTCTGATCGCCCTGCGACGCAAAGATGTTGAACCCCGTCATCTCGAACGGCGCGTGCTTTTCGAGCAGCGTCGCGGTCTTCTGGGTATTCGAGTTCTGCCCGTAGGGGATTTTTCCGTTTGATCCGCGGGTGACCGCAGTAGCGCCGCCGGAGCCGGCGACCAGGAACACCGCAGTGTTGCCTTTGATGACCTGCTCGCGGGTGGCGCACTGGCGCAGCATGGACACGGTCTGCTCGAACGTGCCGATGAACTCTTTCCTATAATGGGTGACAGCAGCAGCTACCATGGCTGCAACTCCTCTGTGAGGTGTTGGAGGCCGTGGTCTCGGGTGTCGTCAGGCGCGCGCGTGCGGGGTGGCTACTTCCGTTTCGCCGCCGATTTATTGGTGGCAAAAATGAAGCGGCGCCGTCGCGTGCCCTGCCGGGCTCGACTCGTTGGCGGGTGTGGGGGGTGCCGGGGCCTTACGGGGTGTCCGGCGAGAAAGGGTTATGCGGCGCGGCCGCGCGCCTGCATCTTCTCCTGCTTCTCCAGGTGCTCGAGGTATTCCTTGCGCAGCGCGTTGGAGTTGGCGCCGGTGTAGTATTCCGAATTGGCGTCCTTCACCATCGCCTCGAGCTCAGCCAGGCGAGACTGGAACTGTGACACCGAGGCGCCCGACGGCAGGATCGTGCTCGCGGGATGCAATTCGCGGGCAATCGACGCGAGCCATTTCAGCACCGTCGGGTCGTTGCCCACCATCGTGCCATCGGCAGTCCGGCCGCCCATCAGCCGCTCGCGCACGCCCTCGGGCGCGCCGGTGAGCATGTTCTGAATGGCGTTGATGTTGGGGCGGAAGTCAGAGCCCCAGTCGCTGCGCAGCGTATCCTCGGCCTGCTGCTTAAACTGGGCGTCGGCCTCCTCGCGGGCGTTGGTCACCGCTTGGAGCTCGTGGTGATAGGCAGCGAGCACCGCGTTATACTGATCCTGCGACCAGTTGGATTTCTCCGCAAAGCCGGCCAGCCGTTCCAGCCCTGGCTTGTCGGCATCGCCGAACACCACGCCCGTCGGCGGGGCCATCTTCTCGATATAGGCTTCGGCCTTGTCCGGCACGCCATAGGCCGTGCGCCATGCCTGCTTGTCCGCATCGGTGCCCTTGTCCGGGAACGGCTTCGGCGCCTCGCGCAATTCGCCGGACGACATGCGCTGCAGCAGTGCCCGGTGCGCCTTGCCGAAGGCAGCCTCGTCGGAGTAGCGCGAGAGCACCTTCTCGGCGAATTGCTTGTCGTCGCCGGCGATCTTGCTGCGCCAGTCGGATGCCACCGGCGCGGTCGGCGCTGCGGTTGGCGGGGTCGCAGAAGCGCCCGCCGATGGGGCGGGCGCGGGAGCTGCGGGGGCTGGGGCTGGCGCCGGTGGCGGCGGCGCCTCGGTTTGCAACGCTAGTGGTTCGGTCATGCTGCTTTGGTCCCCTTCTTGCGCAACGCCTCAAGGATAGTCGGCGCGTTGTTGATCACGCTCACGAGGTTGAGCCCCACGCCGCGCATGCCCTGCGCGTAGAGGGTGTTGCTCTCGCTGTCGGCAAAGTAGGTCTGGTCGTAGATGCGGCAGAACTTTTCGAGGATCGCCCGCACCGCGCGCTGTTGCTGGTCGGCCGAGGCGACACCCTTGGCCACGGCCTCGATCGCGGACACGTCGATTGCATCGTAGTCGGGCGGGTGCCACGGCTGCGGCAGCGGCTTGGTCACCGATTCAACGCACTAACCATCGGCGCGGCCTTGTTGGCGATCTCCGCCGCCTGGCCGGCCTGCGCCATCTGCGCCTGCTGCGCCTGCACCTTGCGGGCGGCGGCGACCATCTGCTCGACCTGCTTGGGATCGCGCAGCCAGTCGGCCGGAATCTCGACCCCGCGAAGCGCATCGCGGCCGGCCTTTGCCACGTCGAGCTGGTGCACGAACGCGGGATCGAGTTGCATGGCGGCCTGCACGATCGGCCCGGCCTCCTGGAACGCCTGCGCCTTGGCGCGCTCCGCGGTCGCCTGCAACGGGCTCTCGAACTCGAAGTGAACGTCGGCGCCGCGCAGAATGTCGGGCATGCCTTCCGGCGGGCCGAAGCCGTTGTTCTCCACCATCAGCGCAAAGGTCTCGTTGCACATTTCGCCGTTGTATTCGACCTCCATCGGCTCGAAGAGCGGCAACGCCGAGCGCACGTACTCCTCGATCCGTTTGCGGGTCTCGAAGGCCGTCATCTCGCGCCCGTCCTCGGGCAGCGGGAGGTTGATCTTGTTGAGGTAGAACTGATGCTTCATCAGCTCTTGCACCTTCTCGAGCATCGCCATGCCGTGGTTGATGCCGCGCAGATCTTGGGTGACCGGGCGCAGCGCATCGCCGAGGCGCTCATCGTACTCGCGGTCGACCCAGGTAATGCCGCCGGCGTAAAGCTGCATGTCGGTGCGCACCGCTTCGAGCGTGGCCACCATCGGCGGGTTCGACGCCTTCTCCCCCACCTCGAGCAGCGAGAGCGTCATCTGCTGCATAAGGCGCGCATCCGGCAGCGCCAGCATGACCGCGGGAGAGACCGCGTATTGCTTGAACGCACCCAAGTTCCAGCGCGGGATGACGTAGCCGAGGCGAGTTTGCGGCAATTCCTCCAGGATGACATCGTTCGTGACATCGAGCAGGAACGAATAGAACGGGAAGCGCTTGCGGTTGATCTTCTTGCCGTCCTCGCCCTTGCCATCGTACTGCTCGGACGGGATCACGCAGTGCCGCACCTCGAATTCCTTGTAGGGCTCGTCGCGAACGACCTGGTTCTTGACGACATCGGCCACCGTCTTGGGAAAGAACTTCACCAGATCGCGGGCGCAGACCTTCTCCTTGCGGTGCACGGCGTCGATCGTGCCGGTGCGGTCCTCGCACCACGCCACGTCGCGCAAGTGGTAGGTCTGGAACAGGAGTCCGTCGCGGTCAGGGTTGAGCGAGATCTGAATCGCGGTTTGCCCGAACGCGCAGAAATCCCGGTCCCCCACCTTGGTCGAGCGCAGGAATTGGGCGCGACGGGCATACATCGATTTGCGCATGCGCTCGCTGGCCCATTCGAGCCATTGCCGGGCCTGCGTGTCCTCGTCGATCTGCGCATTCGTGGCGGTGAGCTTGGCCCACAGCTTGCTCCGCGGGCGCAACATCGCGGCCAACTGATCGGACAGTTCCCGGAGCTGCAGCGGCGGGTAGCCGGTCATCAGGTACGACGCGAAGTCGTCGCCGAGCGTGCGCGTGGTCGTGAAGTCGGCCCGCTCGGGATAGAAATTCTCGGCAATGTCCTGCCACAGCGACATGAGCGAGCCGCGCGAGGAGAACAGCCGGTCGCCGATCTCGACGATCTCGCGGCAGCGGGACTTGCTCATCCGTACCCCGCCGTCTTGGTGCCTGCGCCGCCGCCGAGCGTGGTGCGCGTCCCGGCGGCGTAATAAGGCCCGCTGCCAGGCAGGATGCCTGGACCGCCGCGCCCGCCGAAGGGGAAGGGGCCGGGGCCCACCGGCGGTGCGGTGCCGCGCACACCCTCGCTGCCCGTGACCCAGTTCCAGCCGGTAGGCAGCGGCGGTGGCTGCGGCGGGGCCGGCGGCGGGAACGTCATGGGCGAATTCCCTCCAAACAACCCGGACATGTCAGCCTCCCAGCGTGCGGCGGGTGTAGGGCGCATCGCTGTCGCCCTGCGAGAGGATGGTCGAGCGCCGACCCGAGCGGCCGATGATCGCACGCATGCGCTCCTCCTCCGCCTGACGCACCTCCGGTGCCTGCAGGTCCGGCATCACCGGCGTCGGCTTCGGCGGGGGTGGCGGAGGGGGAGGCTGGGGGGCGTCGCCGCCGCCAAACAAACCGGACATGCTAATCTCCATCCATGGACAGACGCTCATTCCTTTGCGGCGCCGTCGGCCTAGTGGCCGCGCCCGCAATAGTGCGGTTTGCTTCGCTGATGCCGGGCGGGCTGGTCATGGCGATGCCGAAAATGGTCATTCTATCGCGGGAGGAGTTCGAAAGAGTGGGCTGGAAGTTTATCGAGGCCGGCTATCCCGTCATCATTAGCATGCCCATACCCATCAGCGGCGGCGTGCCGCCTGATGCCCCAGCACCGCCTTGGGCAACCCGCGCGGGCTCATGAGTTGCGAGCGCCGCGCCGCGTCGCCTTCGGATAGGGCATAGGCAACCGCATCACCTTTGCCGGGCGAGCGGCCGAGCCGCTTGCGCAGCTCCGCCTTGTCTTCGATCAGGATGCCGCGCGCGGTGGCGTCATAGGTCGGCGCGGCAAGGTCGGCCCGCAGTTCCGGGTCGGGCGGCAGCGCAATGACCGAGCCGCCAACCTGGTCGGGGTTCAAGGCCTCGCGTAGTCGCCACCAGCATTCCGCGCGTTTGTTGGCAAAGTGCAGCGCACCATCGACGGTGCGGGCGCTCGAGGCGCCGGCGCCGTTGAACGGGCGCACCGGAACGCCGTTGTCCTTGAGCCGCATGATGGTGACGCCGCCGAAACCGTGGCCGGCGCCGCCGCCGGCGTCGACCACCACGGGAGCGTTGTCCCGACGGTAAGAGATGATCTTGCCCGCCGCCGCCGAGCCGTCTGCGGTCTGCTCGCCCTTCTCGGTGATCAGCGGCGCGTACCATCCGCCGTGCCGCCGCGCGATCACGGCGTCGTCGCGCCCGCCGCCGGCCGGGTCGAAGGCGATTGCGGTCATCGCGAATTCTTTATGGCCGTCCGCCGTCCAGCGGTTTTGCGCCTGCACGATCCAGTCAGTCGGGATCACCTGGAATTCGGCGTCGCGCTGGCCGACATCGAAGCGGCCCTCGCGCATCATGGTGCGCAGCGGCTCGGGCATGCCCTCGAGCGTTGCGGCGTAATTCTCGGACATCAAATACGGATTGTGCTCGAGCCGCGCCGAGATGAATGTTCGCGACCGCGCCACGTATTCTTGCCCGTCGATGACGTGCGGGCCGCGGCCCTTCACTTCGGTGGTCACGCCGTCGACAACGACATACCATCGCAATTCGCCAGGCACGGCCGGGGCGGGATGCGTCGGGTCGAGCCACGCGCCCCAATACTTTACGACCCAAAAGCCTTCGGCTTTCGTCGGTGGATTGCCGGTTGCCACGACGCGGCAGCGCTGGCCCTCGCTGGCCGAGCGATTCCAGCCGATCAGGAAGCGATACTGGCTTTCGGTGAAAAGCGTGATCTCGTCGAAGCCGACAAAGTCATGGGCGCGGCCCTGATATTTCTCCTTGTCGTTCTCGTAGGGGACCGAGCCGAATTCGAGCTCGCGTCCTTGCGCGTACCGCCAGATTTTCTGCTGCGCGTTATAGCCGGCGTGAGTGCGCAGGATTTTTGCGACCTCGTCCACGAGTCCCTTGATCTGGGGAAACTCGCGGCGAAAGATGATGGCGTTGCGATGCTCCTGAACGGCAAGGCCGCATAGCAGCGCCGACTTCCCGCCACCGGCGGCGCCGCCATAGAACAGTTCGTCGGCCTCGCAAAAGTAAGCGTCTTTCTGCGGGCCGGAAATTGGTTCAAAAGGCAGGCCATTGGTCAGGCGCTTCTCCTTCATGGCCTCTTTGACGGGCGCCGCGATCTTGTGTTTGACGATGGCGAGCAAGGCGTCATATGCCATCGCCGTCTCGGATGCGCGAGGGTCGGTCATGCGCCGCACCACTGTCGGAAATTAGCGATCAGTGCTGCGCGCTGCGGCGCCGTCGGCACTGCGTTGCACGTCGCCATCTCAAAGATCTTGCCGTCGAAGGCGCCAGTGCCGCTGGCCAGGCCGCCCATGGAGATGAGGCCGGCGCCGTTGGAGGTGTTGCCGGAGGCGAGGGTGAACTCCGCAGCATTGTTGATTGCGCCCGCCACGTTGCCGCCGCTGTGACGCCATTCGAGGACGTAAGCGGTGCCGGCGACGATCGCGGCGGCGCCCGAGTCGGCATAATCGAAAGTTCCATCAAAGTTGAACGCATAGAGGTTGCCGCCGAGCCGGCCCGCCATGCCCCAGTCGTCGAGCGTATCGATGAAGATGCGGTGGTTGCGGTCCTTGGTCGAGCCGTCGTTGAGCGTCAGCGTGTCGAAGATGCCGCTGATGATGACGTACAGCGTCGAGGTCGAGCCGAGCGCCGTCATGGTGGCGGCGGACTGGCCGTTCAAGCAATCATCGGTCCCGTCGAAGTCGCCACAAGGGCGTGAGCTGGGGCCAGCCGTGGTCAGCGTCGGCTGGCGCGTTCCGGTCTGGGTCAGGTTGCGGAGCGTCGTCCCTTGCTGGTTATAGACGGTGGTGTTGCCGCCCACCGCGTCCGCCAGCGTGCCGCCGTAGGCCGACAGCAAGCGCCGCCCGAACGACCACGCGCCGGTCACACCCGTGATGCCGTCGAGCGGGAACGACAGCGCCAGGTCGCGATTACGGTGATGCGAGCGGCCATTCCCCGCACCGCGGCTCCGGTTTTTGCGGCGGTAATAGAGCTGCAGCATTTTAGGTGAAATTCCCGATGCCGATGGCGGTCACATTACTGCCCGTGGTTAATTTCCAGGCGCCTCCGGTCGAGACTATGCCGAGCGGCACGTAGATCGGAGCGAGGTCGGCGAGCGCAGTCGTGCCGCCGCCGGCAAAGATGGAGATCGCCGACCCGGCCCCGTCCTTGATCGAGACGGCCCCCGCGGCCGAGGTGCCAGGCACGATCAGCACCGCCTCGAGGTAATCGCCGGCGGCGCCGGTGGCGCCGAGCGATTGGTCGGTCTGCGAGGCCGCCACGGTCTCATATTCGCCGGCAATGAAGTTGGCCGAGTCGGTGTGCAGGGTGTTGAGCTGCGAGGTCACGAGCCGGAGCTTGGCCGATAGCGAGCCGGTCGATCCTGCGGTTGCTGCTGCGTCGGCGGTGGCGCCGAGCGTGGCGACGGCCGGGTCGTCCGAGGCGAGCGTGACCCGCGGGACGGTGGCAGCGACCGCGCCGGCGCCGGCCGCAACGCCGGCCTGACCGACAATGATGTTGACCTTGGCGCGGTCGGTTTCATCCCAGTCGCCGAGGACCGACAGCGAGGCTTCGGCCGCCGCGTCCTGCACGGCGAAGGTGCCGGCGTTGGTGACGGCGTGCGAGCCGACGGTGACCGTGCCGGACACTGCCACCGTGCCGTCGACCGTGAGCGATCCGGCGTTGTCGTCAACGTGCACGACGTTGGTGATCGTGGTGACGGTGCCGACGGTCACCGGGATCGCGCTCTGATCGGAGGCGATCACCACCGGCAGCGATGCCGCCATGGTGTCCTGGCCGACCACGACGGCCTCGATCTCGCTGCCCGAGCTGTCGCTGTTGACGATGCGCTGCAGCTCCTTGGTCTCGGTGTCCTCGCTGATCGAGTAGGTCGCGACGTTGCGGCCCGATCCGGGGGTGACTTTGACATCAGATGTTGTCATACATATATTCCCTGGTCAGGACTTGGAGAGTTAGGCATGACGCCCGACTTGAGCTTGCTCGGTACCCGGCTCGACGAGTTGCTGCGGATCGCGAACATGAAAGCACTGACTATCTGGGCACCATGGGCGCAATTGATCATGATTGGGGCGAAGCCATTCGAGTTTCGCCGCTGGGACTACCGCGAGCGCGAGCGCGCACTGGAAGGCCAGCGCATCGTGATCCATGCTGGCGCGCGCCCGGTACGGGCCCTCGAGGTCGAGGACATCATCGCGGGGCTCAATGATCGCATAAGCTCGCTCATCCCGGACAAGGCGAGGCCGCTCCTTGAGCGGCTGCGGTCGGCCAAGTGCCAGGGCGTGTGCGAGTTGTCGGCTGGGCTTGGGACCGTAGTGCTCGGCAAGCCGCGGCACGTATCGAGCCTCTCGCCGGCCGACAGCGACCGCATCGACCATCACATGTGGGCGTGGCCGATGCTCGACATCCAGCCATGGCCGGAACCTGTTCCGATGCGGGGGGCGCAAGGCTTCTGGCAATGGCCGCAGAAGGACGAGGAGGCGGCGTGAAGATGTGGGCAGATAGAAGGACAGGTACGATGCGTGGTGTGGTGGTTGCGGTGGCGGCGTGCGTGCTGGCGACAGAGGCGGGCGCGGCGACGTGGCATTGTCATTTCCGGCCGTCGCCAGAGTGCGTGGGGGTCGATAGTCAGGCGTGCTTTCACCAGACGTTTCGACTCGTTGACGGGCGGGTGTGGGTCGAGCCTGGACGCGGCGCCGATCCCGATTGGCGGACGCCGCTGCGGAGGATCGGTCGCAATCACTGGTCGTTGACTATCAACGGAGACAAGTCAGATATGCGCTTGAGGCGGTTATCGAACCGCAGGGCTCTATTGACCTCAAACGAAGACACCGCCGATTGCATTTGGCTGCGACGAGAGACTGAGGACTGGAGCCCTTATTTCAATCGCGATACGGGAAAATGGGATTACTAAGCCACGTCCGTGATGCCGTCCGGATTCACCGCCGTGAAGTCGCTGGCGAGCCCATCGTTGTTGGCGGTGGTGCCGGTGATGATGTCGGCCTTGTGGCCCCAAAACAGAATTTCCGCCACACCGAACTTGCTCTGTCCCACCGACGGTATGCGCATCGTGCCGTTCTTGTAGAAGTACTCGATGTTGCTTTTCGAGCCGGACGTTAGCTTGGTCTGCGCCTGCGCCCGTTTAGCGGCGTAAAAGTTTTGCAGGTTCGTCCACCACTGCGAGATCGTGCTCGCCAGGGTTATCCTGGTACCCCACTGGGCACTCATCCATGCCTGATTTAGCAGATTGTGCGGCGTGGGCGGCGCAAACGTGCTGATGACTCTGTTGGGTGTGTCCCGCACTGCATTGAGGACGATGTTGAAACCGCCGGGGCCTTGGTTGTGCGAGAGGTAGTGATAGAGCCCGGTCGGGTCAGCCACTCCTCGGCTCACCACCGGGCCGTGCCAAGGCACGATTCCGCTTTGTGTCCTGGTGGTCGTGTAGAACCACAGATAGGCGTCCAATTGATCGGTTGTCTTATATAGGTCCGGCGTCCGCGTCAGCCCCAATCCAGTGAAAGCCGCCTGGATTTCGGCAGCGTTGAACTGGAACAGACCCTTGTACTGCGTGCTGTTGGTGCGGTTGGATAATGGGTTGTATGCGCTTTCGATATTGGCAAACGTGAGCATGATGAGCGGGTCGAGGCCGTAGCCGTTGGCGCCGTCGACGAGGTCGCGTATCCAGTCGTCTGAATTGGCGACCTGAGCGCCCGATGCGGCGCCCTCCGGGTCGATGTACTGCGCGCACCATACTTGAATGTTGGAGAGGTTGACCGCTCCATCCCCGTTCGGGTTTGGTATTGAGATTGTCGGCCCACTGATGGCGTTGACGATGGCCGCCGACCACGGGGTGATGGTGGCCTCGAGGGGCGTCCCAACGCCGCTACCGGCGCGATAGCTGCCCGCGGTATAGTTCACCGGGTAAAACTCGTTGCTTGTTAGGTCGAGACAGTCAACCCCGTTGATCCATAGTTTAGCGATTGGCGCCTCAAACGACGGCGGTACGCTGGGAGAATAGCTGACATAGGTGGATAGGTCGATTGAGATAAACAAATGAAACTTGTCGCCCAGAGCAACCGTCTTCGAATCGAATCCGAATACGCCCTTTAGGTGCTCGGTGCCGTTTGCTTCGGTGGTAACCGTCGCGCCAGTGGCGGTGCTCTCGACATTCACGGTGATCGAGCCCGACCCGCCCCCGCTCATATTAAGGATGATGGTGGTGTTGCCTCCAGGGAAGCCGGGGCTGCCCTCGTCGCCAATGGTGATTAACGGATACTGGCCTGCCGCCGCGGCCGGCTGCACTCCCATCGAAAACGTGAGCTTGTTGGTGTCGGCTATCGTGGTGGCGGCCTGGCGAAGCGTCGAGCCCACCGCATACCGCAGCCACGCCGGCTCCAATATCTCCTCCGTGACCACCCCGCCCGGCCGTTTGTTGCTCGCGCGCAGCTTCTTCGCCATCGCGTCAGTCCTCGATCCACGCCTGCACGGTCCCGGCGTGCGTCGTGATGATGGTGAGGTAGCTCCATTCCATCGTCGCGAACACGACGCCGCGGGCGGGCTCGAAGACCGGCGGGTCGGTGTAGTTGAGCGTTATGCCATCCGCGTCGTAGGACACGAACGTCGCTACGATGTTGGCGACGCCGTCCTGCCCCAGCAGCGTGATGGTGTCCTCGTTGGCGGTCGAGTGGTGCACGGTCGGATGGCCGGAACCGACCGAGTTGCCGTCCGAGGTCGAGCCGACCGCAAAGCCGCCCGACTTGCTCGAGGTGACGGCGTGGTTGCCGAAGCGCCAGTCGAACGCCTGCGACAGCTTTTGTTGCTGCGTCAGAAGAAGCAGGAACTGCTGCGGCGTCCCGCCGAAGCCGGTATAGGACTGGTGCCCGGCGTCCTCGGTGAGGCCGAATTTGCCGGTCGAGAGCACGCCAGCCCCTTCGTATTTGAGCGCGAGGTAGCCGTACTTGTGGGTCGGCTCGCTCGATGACGAGTGGAGCGTGAAGCCGTTGGCGACCTGCGTGACGATGGCGCCGTACTGCGTGGCGCCGAAGCGATAGGCGCCCCAGGTCGGCCCGAAGGCTGGCCCCGACGCGGTGGTGACGTTGTTTCGGGTGCCGATTCCGGCGTCGTGGACGTGCTGCACGGCGTTGCTCAAGCCGCCGCCGAAGGTGGTCGCCCCGATCGTGACCTGGCCGAAGCTCGTGGCGACCGTGCCGGCGATGGCATCGGAGGCGCCGGCGAGGAGCACGCAATCGGGGGTGAAGCCGAGCGCCGTGGTCACACCGGCGAAGCTGATGGCCGAGGTGCCGCAGGCCACCGTCCAGTCGGAGCCGGAGAAGAACAGCGCCGTGACAAGCCAGCCGTCGGCGGCGGCGACGGTCCAGTTGACGGTGACGCCGTTGGCGATGAACGCGACGAAGGCGGCGGCGGAGTGGATCGCCGAGGTGGCCTTGAGCGCCACGATGCACGCGGCCGAGGTGCCGATCTTAGTGGCGACGCCGACCGAGGTGGCGCCGTTCTGCGCCCACATCGCGAACGCGCACTGGTTGACGCCGTCGGTCATGCCGAACGAGGCGCCGGCGTCGGCAGTCACGGTGCCGTTGGCGGAGGCGCGTGAGTATAAGAACAAACACGCCTTCGGCGTTTCGCCGCCGAGGTCGGTGGTCGTGATGTCCTGGTTGCCGGTGCTCGTCTTGGCGGCGGCAACGGCAACGGCGACGGTCATGCTATAACCTCGCCGCGGCCGTGCGCCTAACCTACTAGGATTTTATGGATAGGTCAAACTGATCAAAAGGCCGATGACCTCGCCGGAATTGCTGCCGCTGCTGCCGCCGCCGCCCTCGCTGGGGCTCTTGCTCACCAGATCGGACCCGGCGGCGTCGAACGGCGAGTATGTGAACTTGGAACGCACGGCGGCGAGGAATCGCTGCATGGATGCACCCTTACGCGAAGAACTGCATGGTGACGGTGGTAGCGACCGCCGCAATCAGCGAGATATACGCCTGATCGGACGGCAGTTGCCGCATGGCCGGGTTGAGCTCCGCGGCCGAGCCGTCGACGATATCGCCCGCCGGCACGAACGCGGCCACACCCGCCGGATCGATGCGGGCGTAGAAGTCGCCGTTGGCGGAGAACAGCACGTACTTGGCCGTGGCCGGCGCCTGGAAGGTTTCGGCAGCGCCCGCGCCGAGGATGCGCGCATCGATCCAGTTGGATTGCCGCAGCGCTTCCGCGTTGCCGTCATAGATGCTGAGGCGGGAGACGACCTGTACCATGGGGGCGCTCTTCGGTTGCTTGGAGGATCGGGTCTTTGGCGGGCGCGGCACCTTTTCCCACCCGGCCGGCAAGGCGCCGAAACCGTGCGGGTCAGCGACGCGGCGGCAATCCACTTGGATTATCCTGCTTTCCTGCCGGCCGACCTGGTTATGGTGCCGCCGGCGAGAACCGCCGGCAGTTCCGACAGCTTCACGACAAGCGGATCGACCGTGCTCTGTTCATCTTTCGTTAGATCAGCTTCTGAACCGCGTTTTCGACCGCGCCCTGCAGTTCCGCGTCGGTGACCGCGATACCACTCGCTTGAACACTGGCATCCCAGACTACGGTCGGAATGACCTGGGCCGTGGCGCCTTCAGGGTTAACTAGAGTGGTCATGGACCATTTGTACCGTGTTGGATGTGCCGGCACGTTTGGCGCCTCGTCCGCGATGTAACTCGCAAATTTTGCGCAGCTAACCGTCACCCGACCGCGGAACGCCTGATCCTTCATCAGCTCAAACGTCTCTTCATAGGTCAGTGCCATGTGTCACCCTCGTTGTTTCGCCTCAAGGTCACTGATGCGTTGCACGGCGCCGGCAAAGGCCGACGCCAGCAGCTCGACGGCGAGCCATAGGCGATTATACATCTCGCCGAGCGATTGCTCGCCATGTTTCCAATCTTTGGTCGTTGGCATGCCTGGCAACGCCTCATCGCGCAGCATGCGCTCGACATATTGTTGTGGATTGCGAGGGTCGAAGTCCTTCAGCATCTCAACAAAACGGTGCGCCAGCTTGTGCTTGCCGGTGGGTGCGAATGCGTCCCATTGCTTCAGGTCGACCGTACTGCGCGCCGCGTACTGAGCCCCGAAGCAGGTCAACAACGTGCCGTCATCGTACACGGCTTGCGCATTAATGGCGCCTGCTCCCGCGACGTCGCCACCTATGGGAGCGCCCCACACAAACGCGCCATTCGCCGCAGCATATCCTCGTGGCGTACCGGCGATTACAAACTCAATCGGCCCACCGCCAGTGTCGGTCATGAGGTTGAGGGCATTGGCTCCGCCGTATGCAGCGTAATTCGACGAGCCTAAGAATATATATGCCAACGTAGCGGCGTTGTTCTTGAACTGAATAGCTGTAGCTGCGTTGCTGGCGGAGTTGATGTTTTCCAAATTGAACCCAAAGAAGAGCCCTGCGACGCTCGCCGTTGTCGATATCTGGCCATTGGCGGTGATGCTGCCACTGGCGATATTCCCGCCTACTCCCAGCCCGCCCGCCACCGTCAGCGCGCCGGTCGAGGGGGAGGTCGAGGCGGTAAAGCTCCCAACCGAGACTTCGCCGGTCGGCGTCAAGCGCAGGTTGACCTGACTATTGACACCGAGGTCGGCCGGGCCGGCGCTGTTCTGCGTTACAAAAAACGCTTTTTCCGGCGTGTTGCCGAACAGCAGATTGTTGATGAGGACCCCGTAAGAACTGTCGTCGGGAACCCCCAGCACCAAATTGGCCGTGGCCAGCGCGGGGGCGGGGATATTGATACCGAGGGCGCCGGTCATGGTGTCGCCGGCCTTGGCGACCTTGGTATCGATCGCAGCCAAGCCGGCATTGAGCTCCGCGCGAACACTTGCGCCGCTTTCACCGTTGTCGATTGTCATGATCAATCAATCCATACCGCCGTGTCGTCCCATGACCCGCTATCGTCCCAGCTGCCGTCCGTGAGTATCCAATGGAGAGTGACCGTGATGCCGTAGTAGTCGGCCATGTTCTCGCGGATCGATGTGCGGTCATCGGATGAAACGGCGGCGTTCCATGCCACGCACTCAAGTTGAGTGACGCCGGCACCTGTCCCCGGATACTTGACCACCGCGGTAGGCGCCGCTTCCAGCGGTGCCTGTATCCCGCTTTGAAGGGTCGTTGTTAACGCAACGCCATCGACGGAGATGGTAGTGGCGCCGTCCGCTGCGACCACGCATTCAAAAACGTGCGCGCCCACATCGACGGTTTCAGTGGTGGCCCAAACCATTCCGCCGCCCGTGTCGAAATACAAATCCCCGGCCACATTCCAAAAGGAGCCAAAATTTATTTGAGATGAGGTCGCGTGAAGTAGCGCGTATCCGTTGGACGGGTCTGTCACTTTTGCAACAGCAATGATAGTCAACGCCCCGCCAGCAAAGTCAACATTTCCCGAAAGCTCACGACCATCAAAAGCAACAATGCCGGGTTGGGAGTTTTGAACGCTCGCCGCCCATGCTGGTTGGGCATCCGGATCGGCCTGCGTCGTGTCTATGTCATTGCCAGATTGGTCATTATCGGTAACAACAAGTCCGGCCGCCCCGTCCAGAAATGCAAGGATACTCGCCGCAGGCGCCGCGCCGGTCGTTGCGTCTGAGCTAAACTCCTGCGTGGTGTCCCCAGCATCCTCGCGGATTGTGTAAAGCGCCGAACCGCGCATGGCCGCGCTTAGTGCCCGCTGCCCGTAAGCGAGGATTGCTCCAGAGACAATGTCGAGCGGTCCCTCGTAGGCGCCGCCGCCCGTCACCGTGACCGTAATCGTCTGCGTATCGCTGCCCCCACCGCGCCCGGTGGCTGCGACCTCCACCTCATATTCGCCCGCCTCCGCAGGGTCGATGAACCACAGGTCTCCGGTTTGGTCGAGGATTTCAAACAGCGCCGCGTCGGCACCGCCGGTGATGCTGTAGTTGATCGGCCCGCCACCATGGGCTTGCTCCGCAACAACAGTGGTGACCTCGATCTCCCCGCCCGCGACCGACACCGCCGCGGTCGCGCCGCCGCCGTCCGAGGTGATGGCGGGCGCCAGACACCTGATGCCAGGGAAGAAGACCGCGCCCATCAGGTGATCCCGAGCATCGAGGCCCTGATCCGTGATGACCTCAACAGTGATAGATGTGCTGCCGATGTCGCCAGGGACGGAGCTGAACCTTGGATACATTTGGTCGTTGAGCAGCCACGTTCCAGCGCCAGGGTCGGTAATGCTATCTCCGGCTTGGGTGCCGTCATGCGTTGTCGGATAGAGGTTGCGAACCCCGGCCTGCTTCGGATCGATGGTTGGGGTCCAGATAACGGCACTTCCAGCTGAATTGATAACGAAGGGGCCGTCGAAGCCGAATGTCGGAGATGAACTCCCGGTATAGGGTGTCACCACCTCAATTCGGATGCTGACCAGATATCCCCAAACCGGGACGACCACAGCGGGCGAGCTGCCATTGTAGGTTCGCCGCGAATACGACCAGAGCGGCTTATTCTGTGCCCCAGCTTGGGATAGATCGACCGCGTCGGCACATCCCGTGTTCCCGGTTCCCGACAAAATTGGACAAGGATGCACAACAAGCTTGAACGACGACGTGCCTGCAAAGAAAGGAAGAGTTGGCCACCCTCCCGGTAACGTCGTATGAACTCGCGTGAACCCGCTATCCTGCGTCACGCCAGTAACCTGAAATGGCGATCCCTCGAAAGTATATTGCCCTCTAAAGACTAGATTAGTGCCGGGGACAGCCCAGGCTAGCGGAACCCCATCGTCTTCGTAAGAAATCACTCCACCCGATATGGTGTATTTGCTATCCACACCAAGCGGACCCCCAGGCTCCACGACTGGATTGATCGCTATCTCCCCAATAATGCAGTCTGTTACGCTGATTTGATCGGTGCGCCCGTAGCCAGACACACCAATGGACAAGGAATCTGTTGTCCCACCGTCAATGGTTAACCGCCTAGGAGTACCGTTGTACGCATCGACATGAGCATCCGTAACAAACATATTTGCAGGGCCCGTCATGGAAATGAATTGAAAGATGCGATAGTCACCTCTTGTAATGTTCAAAGTGGTGACGAGTTTATCGACTTCCTGGTTCGCGCTCGACTGATCAAAGTCAATCCAATTGATCTCATCGCACTGTGAAGGAATAAGGCCATTGCCACCTAGTGCGCCACCACCATTCCATGTGTATTTGCGGGCCTTACAATAGGTTTGAACATTGACCTGATCAATGGTCAGGCCATTAATTGTCAGATCCAAATCCCAAACGTAAGGCATTGCATATATTGTAGCAACGGGTTGACCTGTACTATAAGACGGCCACGTTGAAAGGTATTGGTTAGCAAGACCAGTTGAGAATGAAATATCCCCGGTCGAGGTATTTATCGCTGTTATCTTTCGATAATCGTGAAAGGCGGGATTCGGGGGAGATGAGCCCCCACCTTGCAAGTCAAACCCAGCAACACAAATCCACTGATTAACGACAAAGCGTGTGTGTTCGCTTGGGGTCTTAAGCCGAACTGAAGTTGCCCCTATGCTGGCGGATTCAATGAGTGCCTGCTTAGTCGGGTCATCCTCGACAACGCCAATTCCCGCAACATTAAATCCAGCCGCAATGCCGCCATCCGTAGCCGTGAAGGTAACCCCAGTTGCATTGACGACAACTGTCAAGCCACCCAGAAGTCCGTCAACCAAACGAAATCCACCTGGGCCGTCCATCACGTATGTATTAGCGCCACCCGCCCCGGCATTCGGAACCGTCAGCGTAACATCGTCGCCCGCATTCAGACCTTGCAAAAAATTATAAAAGTCGGCCCACTCACCCGAGCAATCTGTAACTCCGTCTAAGGGCGGGGAATAGTCAGTGACGAAATTCTTGGTATAGCTGGTCATTGACCGCCTCGCCCTCGATGGTGGCCGGCTCGGCGGTGGCCGCGCTTTCGAGGATCGAGAGGATCCAGCGCGCGAGGTCGATGTCGGAGACCTGGCTGGTGTCGAGCGCGGCCGCGGCGCCAGGCTCGAGCTTGGCGGCCTCGAGGATATGCTTGCACGCCGTATTGCGGGCCGAGACCGGGGTCTTGGGGTTCTTGATGGCGGCGACCAGGGCGTCGATCGCGAGCGCGATGTGGGGCCGGGCGAGCTCGGCGGCGGTGGCCTTGGTCTCGGGGGTCGTGGCCTTCGGCAGTGGGGGCGAGGTCTTCGGGCCGCTACCTTCGCGGGTTCCACCATGCTTGCCGCGGCCCCGCAGCGAAGCCTTCCTCATCGTTACAATCCGTGATACGGGCCCCCCGCCAGGGGCCACCGGCCATGATGACAGCCGCGGAGTTCTGCGAAGCCCTCGCCCAACTCGGCCTCTCCAAGGGCGACGCGGGCGAGTTGTTCGGCACGGATCCGAGAACCCCCTACCGTTGGGCAAGGGGTGACCGCCCCATCCCGCCGACGGTGGCCATGCTGCTCCGTCTCATGCTCCGCGGCAAAGTCACGGCCCACGAGATTACAGCGGCGCAAAGTTGACCGACGGTCGGGTGCTTGAACTTACTGGCGGCAGACACACAGGGGGATGCTGGACGCCGGGGAACGACAACCGAGCCAACGGACGGGGGCGGCTGGTGGATTAGGGGTTCGGCTAGTCTGCACTGGCGAATTCGTTCGGTTGGGCGCCCCCACCCACGCGCCGCCCCTCCAAGAAACGATCGGGCAGGGCAACTAGGGCTGGGTGATCGGGGTGCCCAGAGGTACGAAGCAGCGCTTCCTTGGTCCGGCAGAAGGATTGGCCAACCCAAGGCCGATTACCGCGCACGAGCTTCTGCACGATCCATTGGATGCCTGCGGCGCATTCGATAACACGGTAGCCGTCGCCGAAATCAACGATGACATAGGGGTAGTCGTGGGCATTTTCGGCCACCCGACGCCGTGGAGGCGATGATTCAGCTTCCGGCAACAAAGTTGCGGCAAAATTATCAATGGGCATCGCGGCCTCCTACGAAGGTTGCGGTGTCAAGTGGCCGGACGGTGTTTCAGCACCGTTCGGCCGCGCAATCATATCACAGCCGTCGAAGCAAACGTTGATTATTTTGGAGGCACACACACGGGATTGCGCTGGTGCAAACTGGCGAGCGTCATGAGTGTGTATTTGCAAGGATGCGCCCGTTTTTTCGCAAGGTCAAGCCGAAGTGCTTGGCGAGGCTCATGAGTCCGTCGCGCAGCGCCGGGATTTCGCTGACGTTGACCGCCTCGTGGTAGACGGCGACGCGGGCCACTACCTTGACGGCACGCTTACCGGCGGTCCCGACCGCGGCATAGGCGAGCTCGAAGCGGACCTTGCGGCCGCGGCAGATGCACCTGTCCGGCTCGAGGTCGCAATCGGCCCAACAGACGAACCCACGTCCCGAGCCTGCCATTGAGCGCGGGGTGCCGATGACGACACGGTAATCGCCGACGATGACGGCGTAGCGCAGGCCGGCCTGGTATTGCGGATCGTCGATGACGCCGCGCAGCGCGAGTTGCCCGAGCGGGGACTCGGCGCGTTCATCGAGGCGGTCGGCCTCGGGGAGGTTACGGCGGTGGGGCTGGCGGCCGGCGCGGACCCGGTCGTCGGGGGCGCGTTCGAGCGCGGGGCCCGGGGCGAGGGTTTGGCCTCGCCACTTGCGCTTGCGGCCGCGGCGGCCGGGCGATTGTTTCACGTGGCACCCCCCGCAATTGCCCGAGGATGGCCCGTGGTGCGTTTTTCTGGCATGGGCGCCGCCATGGGCTGCTCGGTCATGTCGCCAGCACCAGGACGACGACGGCGGCGGCCAGGGCGACCGGGGTCCAATCTGTCATCTTCACCT